ATGTTTATTGAAAAGAAAGGCAATCACATCAAAGGAGGAAAGTTGCCATCCGATGTTAGGAAGAACCTTCGTGAGATCACAGGAGACTTCACTTTCGATGCTTACCTTGATGATGGTGTGCTTCATGTTGTTGATCTGCTCGTTCACAAAGGTACAGATATGCACATGGAACCTTTGGAAGATCGCGTGAATGCATTGAGGACTCTTTACGATTCAACTCCTCAAGTGCATTTTCCAATGCCCACCAATTGTGTATCCACCGATCAAGAGGGACTGTTGAAAACAGTCAATGCTTTGGATAAAGAGGAATTGCTTATTCGAGACTCAAAGTCCACATTCATGAAGGAAAAAGAGGTTCATCCCAAATGGATCCGATATGCGAAAGAGGACATCGCCAAGGCGTTTTATCCTCCAATGCCCGAAGTTATGGTTTATCCTGATCGAGTAAAGTTGGCGTATCCATCCATCATTGAACCAGTTGTATTCAAAGGATCATATGATCAAGGTACTTTCAACATCGATTCAATTGAAGGCAATGATGCATTGTTTGCAAAGGCAGAAAGAGATTCACCTATTTGGGGGCCTGTTGCAATTTCTCTGTTCAAAACAGCGGTTGCATCATCTGGGGGCGCATTTACTTCAAGTAGCGCAGGTACTCACAACCCTCTTCATTCTTCGAGGAAACGAAAACCAAAGAAATTGAAGATTGCAAAAACTGCTTTACTCCGTGCGCCAGCAATTGAAGGCGTAGGAGAAGAAGGAGACAATGTTGCGAGTACGATGAAACAGGTTCGTTCTGCAATCACAAGCGATAACAAGGCCAAGACGACTAAAAAATTGTTGAGCATGGTCGAGGGATTAAACAAAAAAATGCTTGAGATGTTCGCAGGAGAGTATGGCATTGAGCGAACAGAAGATGGCGACAAATGGACAGTCAATGAGGCAATTGATGATGACATCATTGAAAGGATGTTCCCTCGCATGAACCGTATTTCACCAGATGGGGGTGCTTGGTCGGGTATGCAAGCAGACATAACTGCGCCAACTGGTCCTACAAAGTTGATTGATGAAAGTGCCACCACCTTTTACGATCCTAAAGAACAGGAAGAACCAATCGAAACAGATCCAATTTATCATCTCAAAGTAAAGGATGGAGAAGATCAATCCACCACGTTGGATGTGGCTGATGGGGAGGCCACACTTCGAGTTCCAAGAAAAACACAAAAGGAAATGGAAAATGAGCAAGAAGTGGAGCCGAGTGATCGTTCCGAGGCAGATGACTCGTACTGATTTCATTTTTTTTTTGTAAGAAGCGTTCATATAGGATTGCTTGATTTAGGAAAGGTTGATGACGGCAGCAAACCTCTCAGTCTCCTCCGCAACATGGTCTGCGGATGGCTCTGATTTCTTGCTAAAATCCGCTGCATCAAATGGCGACTTATTCGTTGCAGGTTATGCCTCAGTCGATATGGTCGATAAGCAGGGAGATCGAATCCCTGTACCTGCTCTTAAGAAAGCCTTTGACCAATTTATGGGGAACAAGGCATTCCGCAATGTGCAATTGGCACACTCTGGTATTCAAGTTGGAGAAGTTGTCTCCGACTACAAGGATACCGAAGGACGATTGTGGAAATCCGAAGTTGATGATCACGGATTGTTCGTTGTTTGCAAAATCCGCAACGACATCCAAAAAGCACGTGAAGTGCAAAAGCAAATCCGCAATGGAGAACTACGGGCGTTCTCGATTGGCGGTCAGGCACTATTCCGTGTCTCCAAAACCACACCCGAACTCGGTACTCATCGAGAGATTACCGACCTTGAACTCCATGAGATCACACTCTGCAAGAAAGGAATCAATCCTGAAGCAGCGTACACGATCCTCAAAATGGATGGAGATGAAAACATGAGCAACACAGAAGTGCTAAACGAAATTAAAGCAGGTCTTTCCGAAGTCCTGAAAGAATTGAATGAAGGAAAGTCCGACAAGAAGACTGACGAGAAATACATGAAGGGCGACATGAAAAACGTCGAATGCGATGAAGATGGCAACCCCATCGGATCCAAGGGCGACGACAAAATGAAGAAGGGCGAGCAAGATCTCGCTCTTGCTTACATCGACACCCTTGAGAAATTCGCTCACGAATCTGGTGTTGATCTCGACGGCCTCCGTGATCACTTCGGTTTGGAAAAGGCATACCTCCCTGAACAAGGGTCTGGTGGCTTCTCTCACCGTGGTCAAGGCGACGAAGTTGGATCTGGCGAAGATGCAACCGAACCTTCGTACCCCTCTCTCCCAAGTCCTGGCGGCAACCAATATGTCATCAAGGGTCCAAGTGTCCCAAACATGAACATGAATGCTCCACAAGGCAACACCAACGTGGTCAAGTCCCTCACCCCAGAAACTTTGGAGAAGGGATACCGAACCTACGCTGCCCTCCGTGATGAAGAGGCAGTAAAGGGACTCGTTGAGAAAGAATGGGCAGAACGCTATGATGCAGAAACCGCTCAGGCTCTCGAAGTTCGCAAAGCCAACGATGTCGGCGTACAAATCAACGCTCTCCGTGAGGAAATCGCAATGCTCAAGTCCGAGAATGTCGATCTCCAAAAGAGCGCAACCCCTGTGCCATCCGAACCAACAACCTCCATCCGAGTACCAACACACGATGAATTTTCCCAGATGGGATCTGATCTCGAAGGTTGGCGAGCCGCAGAAGCACTTGCTATGCGAGCATTGCGAGGAGAATGAAATCACAAAAGGAGATGATGAACAATGACGCAAGGATACATCCGAACAATCGAAGACATGGAACGCCTTTACTACGGTGCTGGCGCAGGATCAAATGCATGGGCATACAGCGGAACCGATCTGCTCAAAGCCGATTCACCATTGATGTCCACCACGACTGGAACCTACAACGCCATCTTTGGGCGTAAGGTTTGGTCGCAACTCAACCAAGAATTCAACGCCTTCTCGATCCTTCCTAAGAAGCCTTGGGAAAAGAGTGGATGGCGTGTCGTGGTTGGCAAGCCTGATGAAGCAAGCGGCCTTCCTGAAAACGGAACCCTTCCTGACTCCACCAAGCCAACTTTCCACGAAGTCAGCACCAAGCCAAAGACCATTGCAAGCAAGTTCGACCTGAGCGAAACTGCAATGTTCCTTGCAGACAAGGACGATGGACTTGGCGATGCACGTGCTGTGATCAAGATGGAAATGTCGAAATCTCACGCTGAGTCGATCAACAAGATGCTCCTTCGAGATGTCAACACCGTCGCTGGAAACAACTTTGAATCCATTGACCGTGCAATCTCCTCCTCCTTCGTTGAGAAGTCTGGAATGGACGACATCAGTTCAGCAGCAGTTCACAACCAATACAGTCTCACCCGAGACTCCTCTGGTGCTACTGCCCGTGAATGGTACGACGCCAACGTCGATGCTGGTGCAAACGGTGCTTCCAACGAACGCCCTCTCACTTTGAACATCCTCGATGGAATGTTCCGAAGCGTTTGGGAACGTGGTGGTCAGCCAAAGGTCATCCTAACTGGCTACGATACCGTTGAGAAGATCCAACAACTCCTCCAACCACAACAGCGATTTACCGAGATGAAGCGTGTTTCACCTTCCGTCAACGGTGTCCAAGGTGTTCCTGGTATGGATGCTGGATTCGTTGTTGCAACCTACAACGGAGTCCCGATCATTCCTTCCAAGGACGTTGTTGATGATGGTCTTTCCCGACTATACTTCATCGACACCGACTACACCTACTTCTGCACGGCCAAACCAACTCTTTACCACGAATCTGGTATCGAGACTGGCGATCCATTCGGTATCAACCGTCTTGGACAAGTCGGCCTATTCCACACAATGGGTGAACTCTGGCAACTCTTCTATGGCGCACACGGCAAGATCCGAGATCTTAGTGCCTGAGGATAAAAAAAACATGGAGATGATGAAACATGGCAAACACGAACCTAACAAGCGGAACAATTGTCGCTGATGTCCCAATGTGGGCTGGCGTACTCGAAGAAAGCAACACCGACTGGCTACAAACCCCAATCGGAACGAACACGGCTGCTGGTGCAGTTCAAATGATGATCATTGATTTGGTCGTCGCAAGCAACACCGCAACCGTCTTTGATCTTGCTGATACTGCCTCTGGCACTCGACTGGCTTTCCAAGGCGACACCGCCCACGGAGCAGCCGTTCTTGCTGTCCTTGGCGTTGAGAACCGATCTGGTGGACACGAAGACATGACCTTGGTACGTGGAGAAGGAGCGCAAGTTCTCTTCACCGCACCATCTGGCGTCTCAGGCGACACAGTTCGATTGACCATTTTGTATCGCTGAGGTGTTCCCTTTGGGATACACCATCACATATACTGGCGGCAAGCCGTATATCGAGTACGAGATCAATGGAAGAAAGTACGGTTTCGCACGTGGCGACCCCAAAACAAACATTCCAGCCTCATGGATCGAAGAACGCATTCTTGGCGGCATCGAAAACGGATCAACTTCTTGGGAAGTTGTTAGCGATGCTGATGAGAAAAAGACTGAGGCCATGAAGGAAGTTGTTGAGGCTACTGTCGAACCTGTTGAGGAAGCACCTGCTGTTCCTGAAGACCTTTCGACATTATCCCGTGCCAAATTGATGGCTTTGTGCAAGGAACGAGGCATTGACACCTCGAACCGAGACAAGAAAGCCGATCTGCTTGAAAAGTTGGCATGAGGGATCTAAATGGCGAACAACAGGCAATCCATTACTGATGGCGAGAATTACCTTTCTCGAAGCCGTGTCAATCGCCACGTGATCACACTTACTGGAGATAATCCTACGCAATTGGTGTCTCTTAATGGAAAAGTCTCCAAAGTCGTTGTTGATGCATCTCAAGCATCATTGGCGATTGGATCTGGAAATACTGGCGAACTCCAATTTTTGATGGACATTGAAGACGGTGGAGGGGCTGAGATTCCTTACTTTGATACAATTGGAAAATTGAATTACACGGGATCGTCAACAGGTCAAGTGGCTTTGCTTGAAGTTTCCCCAGGATCAAACAGAGGTACTGCTGGATCGAAAAATTCCCTACATTTTGCCGTATCAACCACTTCGGCAGCAGAATCGGGCGGAACTGTGAT